AAACTACTCACCCAATACATTAGAAAGTTTGTTAGAGATAAACTGGAACTCTATGGAACAGAATAAAGAACTAGAACAAGCAATAGAAAACAAATTCTTAACACCATCCAGATTTGCTCTGGAGATCGAGAAAATTGTGGCAGAAGAAAATGTCAACTATATTGATGCCATCTGTCACTATTGCGAAATCAATAATCTTGAGGTAGAATCAGTGGTGAAACTGATTTCTAAACCCCTGAAGGAGCGACTGAAGTGGGATGCAACTCGCCTCAACTTCATGAAGCGAACTTCTAGGGCAAAACTGCCTCTATGATCGTGAGTCCTTTTGAAACTTATCAACATTATCTCTCACTAAAAAATCATTTCACAAACCCAAAATACGACTTCTTCAAGTATGGCGCGAAGACACGTGCCAGTATAACTTCTTTCAACAAACGAAAGGATAAGTACTGGTTCGAAAAAACTTCCCGCAAGTACTCTGATAAAGAAGTCGTAGATTTTTTAGTATCTAATTTCACTGCCACCGACAACCCGCAAAACCTATGGATTGGAGAAATTATCAATTCTGGCGAAAGAAATTACGCCGATTGGATGAAACGCCAACAGAGTTTGACGTACTTATTCAAAGAGCAAAGCAACGAATTGTTATCGGAGAACGAGTTAGAGACTTTGTTCAACTGTACCAAAGGTCACCCTCTGATACTCAAAAAGTATCTAAGCGGGAGCGTATCGCTAGAAACTTTAACAATCTTCGACAAAGTATTCCATTTCTCAAAAAACTTTGATAAAAAGTTGACTGATCCAGTGTGGGAAACCGTCAGTTTGAAATTAAAGAAGTATTCTCCGTTTCTAAATATTGATATGTTCCAATATAAAAAAATCTTACGGTCTATTATCAATGAGTGAATTTTTTAAATCTGACATTATTCAAGAAGAACTTGAAGAAATTAACGATCTTCAAGAAGAAATCTATGGAAGTATTCTCACTTTCCACACGATGGATCGTGAGACGAGATTGGAACATGTTGAAAAGTTGAAAGTCTTGCTAGAAAAGCAAAGAATCATGTATACTAGGTTGTCCCTTTCAGACGACCCACAAGCGGTTGAGATGAAAGAGAACCTACGCAAATCGGTAGTTATGATGGGTTTCCCAGCAAATACCGATATGCAAGTTTTATTCGACAGTATGAAACAGACAATTGAATCCCTCACAGACTATCTTGACGACTGAGGGCATCCTTGCTATACTATCCGAGTAAATCCCCCGAATCCAATTAATCCGAGGTAATCCGAATGTCGTTTTCCGACCTTAAAAAGCAATCTAAGCTTGGCAACCTGACCGCAAAACTGGTCAAGGAAGTCGAAAAAATGAATAACAATGGCGGTTCTAATGGTGATGACCGTCTCTGGAAACTGGAATGTGATAAAAGCGGCAATGGTTATGCCGTCATCCGTTTCCTTCCTGCTCCTGAAGGTGAGGACCTTCCTTTCGTGAAACTCTACAGTCACGCCTTCCAAGGTCCTGGTGGTTGGTATATTGAGAACTCCCTGACTACTCTTGGTCAGAAGGATCCTGTGTCCGAGTACAACACGATGCTGTGGAACAACGGCACCGATGCTGGTAAGGAACAGGCACGTAAGCAGAAGCGTAAACTGACCTACATTGCTAACGTCTATGTGGTCAAGGATCCTGCCAATCCTCAGAATGAGGGTAAAGTCATGCTTTACAAGTTTGGTAAGAAGATCTTCGACAAACTCACTGCTGCAATGCAACCTGAGTTTGAAGATGAGGAAGCAATCGATCCCTTTGACTTCTGGGGTGGTGCTAACTTCAAACTGAAGGCAAAGAACGTTGCTGGTTATCGCAACTATGACTCCAGTGAATTTGCACGTCCTGATGCTCTCCTGGACGATGATGATGCCATGGAGGCAATCTGGAAGAAGGAATATTCCCTTGCCGAACTGGTTGCCGCAGATCAGTTCAAGGACTATGATGCTCTGAAGAAGCGTCTTGATTATGTTCTGGGTGTCCGTGGTGTGCCCAAGATGCAAGATCAGGAAACCGTAGAGATGGAAGAGTCCTGGGATCGTGAGCGTCGTGGTGAGTCTGCTCCTGAAGTTCCTCAAACCATGCGTAATGAACTGAGCAGTCTTTCTTCTAGTTCCTCTTCTGATGAAGATGAAGATGATGCAATGTCCTACTTCGCCAAACTGGCAGAGGACTGATATGGGAGAAGCAGTTCATGCATGGAACACTATGTCCTATGCTGAGGGAGCACTGTTCTCCCTCTGGATCATCGGCATGTATTATATTAAACTTCGTATGGACCGCAAGTTTGGTCGATGAAATCTGATTACACAATAGACCGTGTAAGCAAATCCGAAGCCGCAGAGTTACTTCTGCGGTTTCACTATTTGAAAGACATCTCAAAAGGTTTTAAATCTGGTTATAATTACGGTCTATACAAGAATAATGATTTTTCACCTCTAAATATTGGAGGTATTCAGGGAGTTTGTATCTTTACTGGTCTCCCTGTTCCAGAAATTGCAAAAGGTGCTTTTGGACTAGAAAGAAATGAACAACACGGTCTCTTCGAACTCTCAAGACTCTGTATCCACCCCGATACTCAGGAACGAGAGTATAATATCACTTCTTGGTTCGTTTCAAAGGCGATTAAAAGACTTAGAAAAGATACAAAAGTCAAAGCGATCATCTCATACGCTGATAGCGAGTATCATCACGGCACAATTTATCGGGCTTGCAATTTTAAGTACTGTGGTCTATCAGAACCAAAGAAAGATTTTTATTTTGCAGACGGAACAAAACATTCCCGAGGTAGTATTAAAGGATATGATGGGGAATGGAGAGATCGATCTCGCAAGCACCGATATGTAATGGTATTTGATAAGAATCTAAAACTACTGTGGGATAGTGACCCTGGTGTTCTCGGTTCTTGCTAAGTCTTCTGTGACGTACTGAGAAGAACGATCATAAAGCATAATCTGTCTCATATCGTTCAGGAATTGTTGCAGATATTCTCTTCTCAGTAGATAGATAGAAGACTTCTTATCGTTCTCTCTGACTTCATACTCCCAGTTTGATACTCCTCTGACTGGACTTGATATTAAAGTAAAGTCTCCACTGAAATCATTATCATTACTATAAGTTGTACCGTCATCAAGATAGGTAAGTTTGAAGTCGGAGTCAACAACCTTTTCCTTTGGAAGTATCAGTCTGCCACTTGAATCCTTTACTTCTTTGGTTTCATAGTGATGAACATCGTTCAGTGCCGTGCCGTGTTTTTCTTCGGCATACTTATAGAGATGATAATTGGATAATGGCCACTCATCTCTTACGTTTAGAATGCCAGCAGTCATCAGAACGACCCAATCAAGTTCTGCATCACCATAAAACTCTTCTGCTACGAGATCTGGTCTGGAACCCTCTGGAATCTCGTACTTGTTGAAGAGAGTAAAGACACCACTCAGATCATCACGAAGTTTGTTTCTTCTGAATAAGTTTTTGACAGTCAAATAACTCTGAGAGGAAAGACTATCAGAAAGAAATGACTGGTATTGTAAGTCTGGTAGTTCTCTGAAATAACCCATTTTAGTAACCTACTCCTCCTGGTGCTTCTCCATTATTCGGTTTATCATAATCTTCTGCATAAATTGGTTCAAGTTCTTTGAATGATAGTGAAAGTATTGTAGAAACTGGTGCCCCATCATCGTAAGTTGCATAAACATTTTCGCCAGTATAATTAACACTCATATTTTGAAGAGCACATCTCTTAAATCTATGGAGATATTGGTGGTCTTTCACACCTTGTTTGTATCTCAACTCAAATACATGTGGAGAAGATAGAAATAAACCTTCATTATTTCTAGGAGACATGTGCTTTTTAAGAGATCTTATAATAAGTTTTATTTGTTCTGCTTCTTTTTTTTCTCTTGGAGTTAATTTGAATGAGAAAGAAAAATTTCGAATTGTTGGACCATTGAACAATAACTCCATATTTGGATTTACAATTTCTCCAGTTGTTCTTGCTAAAATTTGATTTAACGATAAATTATTTAATCCAACAAGAGATCCTGCCTGTGCTGCTAGATTTGCCGTTATTAAACTTTTAAGATCTGCCAAATTATCGGCAGACTTTGGATCAAAAAGAGTTCCTAGTGAACTTGACACATTATCTTTTACTTTCCTCAAATAACCAGAAACATCAAATTTATTGTCTGCTATTACTGGGGTAGTCATTAATCCACCAGCAAATCCTGAAACAGCAGCAGTAATTGCATCCAAAGAGTCATCAGAATAATTAACCTGATTAGTATCAACAATACTTGAAGGCATTGGTAATATAATTATTCCATCTGTGGTAACAACAGTATTTGTTAAAGAACTTGTTCCAGTTGCAAAGGAAACGTCAGATGTTGATTTATTATTAAAGTCAATTGATTTTCCTAGATCTTCAAAACTTTGTGAACTCACACCAGAACCAGATGAATCAGATTTTCTTGTTTGTCTACTAACAAGATTTATCTGAAAATAATCGGTAATATCAGTCAACGCTTCATAAGGATATCTGAGTATTTGTGTTTTTTCTTTCGCCATTTATCCTTTTTCTAACTATTTAGAGCGAACTTTACCAAAACTGAGTTCTACCACATCAGAAATTTCTTCTGGATAGATTTCATATAACTGACCAACGACTTGATTATAATTATACTTTCTCATTTCACCACGCCAGTGGAAGTTTTCACCACGAAATCCCCAAGAATAAACATCTGTCACTGCGACTAGTGGAAACTCATCATATTGTATTCCATTGGTTTTAGCAGTATAGAAAAAAGTATAAAACTTACCAGCACTTGGAATCACTCCACTTTCACTTAGAACACTGACAAGTGCTTCCATCTTATCATCAGAATCTTCTACACCACTCAACTCACGAACAACTCCACGCACACGATTGTCATTATCATCTGTTGGATTTCTTCTTTGTTTTAGAGTTTTTCTTGGCATTACTTAATACCGAGTTCGTTTTCTGTAAGAACCTTAAACTCATAACCACGATCTAAACACCATTCTTTGGCAGCACCCCATTTTGCCTGATTCTTGGCATACTCCATAACTTCATAGATATAACCCTTAGTCTTTCTTTTTTGGACTTTGGGTTCTATACACTGCTTATATGGTTTAATCTCAATAATCATTTTTTTAATCTTACCATTCTTATCCTTCACCTTGATATAAAAATCTGGGAAGTATCTGTGGTAGCGATTGTCAACGGGAGAACGATAGGGAACAATGATTTCTTCACTTCCCCATTCTAAAATTCTTTCATTAGTATCACAATAGATCATAAATTTTCGCTCCCAGAGAGAACGATAGATTATATTTGTTGGATCACCTTTGTATTTTTTTGGATATGAAGGTTGGTATTTTCCCTTATATGACATCTAAATACTTAATAATGTAAGACTCGTATAAGGTATTTAGATGGCTGCCGATAGACCATTGGGATTGACTGGGGCACAAAGAACTCTGTATGAACTTGAACAAAGAAGTGTAAGTAAAATAGGACCAGAAGAACCCCAATTACCTAAAGAACCAGAACCTAAACCTACTGAAAGATCTTTATACACAGGGTTGTTGAGAAGATATGGTAGAATTCAGAATTCGGAAGTTCTTTCTCAAATCGGAAATTTATCCCTAAGTAACAATTATTTGACTATTGTTTCTCCACCACCTGGTCTTAAAGGAGTGACTGATATACAATTACCACTTTTATGTTCCTCTGCATCTTTGCCAGGTTCTACTTTCGCAACATCAGAAGTAAAAGATAATTACGTTGGGATTACACAAGAGTTTGCACACACTAGATTGTATACGGATATTGATTTTACTTATTATGTTGATTCGGAGTATAGAACTCTGAGATTTTTTGAAGAGTGGATGAATTATGTTTCAGGAGGAAAACCTTTTGATACTCTTTTAAAAGACTACAAACTCCAAATTGGAGATGCTGCTGGAGCAGAAGCAGCTATAAGAGAAATTGCTGAAGTAGAGAATAATGCTGCGGGTGTAAAACCAACAAGCGGAAATTTATATAGAAGATTTAATTATCCAAAAAACTACAAAAGTTATATGGAAATAATTAAATTTGAGAGAGACTTTAAAGTTAAAAAGAATAGATATTTGTCTTATAAATTTGTAAATGCCTTTCCAAAATCTTTATCGGCTACTCCAGTATCTTATGGACCTTCCGAAATTTTGCAGGTTACAGTCACTATGAACTATGATAGATATGAAACAAATTATGAAGAGTTATAATTAAAATCATTCTAGACATACCCAATAAATAATCACAACTGAAATTCTATAGGATATTATGCCTTTACCAAAAATTTCTACACCAACATATGAGTTGGAATTGCCATCAACTGGAAAGAAGATTAAATATCGCCCATTCCTAGTAAAAGAAGAAAAGATTTTAATCATTGCATTAGAAACAGAAGATACAAAGCAAATTTCTAATGCGATCGTCCAGATTCTTTCTGAATGTATTTTGACCAGAGGTGTCAAAGTAAAAGACTTATCAACCTTTGATATTGAATACTTATTCCTTAATGTTCGGGCCAAGTCTGTTGGTGAAACCGTTGAGGTAAATGTAACTTGTCCTGATGATGGTGAAACTACGGTTCAAATGGAAATTGAACTTGACAGCATCAAAGTGAAGAAAGATCCAAGTCACAGTAATATTATCAAGTTAGATGATAATCTCTCCATGAAGCTTAAGTATCCTTCGTTGGATCAGTTCGTAGAAAACAATTTTGAAGTTGCCGATGGTGATAATGATGTTGATAAGTCACTAACAATGATTACTTCTTGTATTGATATTGTTTATGATAGTGAAGAGTCTTGGAATGCCTCTGACTGCTCCAAAAAAGAACTGAAAGATTTTGTTGAGCAGATGAATACGAAGCAGTTTAAGGAGATTGAGAATTTCTTTGTAACTATGCCTAAACTCTCTCATACTGTTAAGGTCAAAAACCCAAATACAAAGGTTGAGAGTGAAGTTGTTCTGGAGGGACTTGTAAGTTTTTTCACTTGAGTATGACTCATACCAGTCTTGAGTCATACTTTAATGTTAACTTTCAGTTGATGCAGCATCATAAATACTCATTGACAGAGTTAGAGAATATGATTCCTTGGGAACGTGAAGTCTACGTTACGATGCTTCAAAATTATATTGAAGAAGAAAATCTAAAGACGAAACAATCAAGTGGAATTTAGCAGTCAGGTCTATAGGGCACCAGGAATACCGAAGATAAGCAGTAGAAACATCTCTTCTGCGGTAATGTCTGGTGCTAAGACTGTTTCTGCACCAAAACTAAAAAGAACATCATTCAGTTTTTCTGGAAGACAGACTCTTCAGGGAGAAAAGCAAACTTTAAAAGTAGAGTCAACTCAAACAGAAGCACTACAAGAAACCAATAGAATTCTTGTAGAAATACAAAACCAATTAGCACTAGACTTTGCGAATAGAATTGCCGAAAGAAAAGAGGCAATTAGTGGAATTAAAAAACAAACTCAGAAAGCACGAGCAAGTAGAAAGGAGCAGTCTGTTGAGGCTCTGAGTAAGTTTGGGCAGGGTATAACAAAAACATTTGATAAGGTAACGGCACCAGTAAAAAATATATTCCAAAAGTTGTTGGAGTTCTTTGGAATTATTACAACTGGTATTCTTGTAAACACAGCATTTGATTGGTTGTCTAATGAAGAAAATAGGAAGAAACTATCTGATACTTTAGATTTTGTTGGTAAGTATTGGAAAGAAATAGTTGGTGGAATACTTGCCATAAAACTGATTGGGACTATAACAAGTTTAGTTGGCACATTTAAACTGGCATTAGGTACATTACAAGCCATATCTGCTTTATTGGTTGGTAATCCACTAGTAGCCACCCTTTTAGCTGCAGCAGCTCTTGGTGTGGGATATGGAAAGTTAATGGAGCCCACAACAAAAGAAAGATTGAGGCAGGCTGCAGAAGCACAACAGGGAAAAGGTATATTTTTTCCTGGAACTGGTGGAGTAGGTGATCCATATCAAGGATTGCAAAGACAACTTCTTGCTCCATCTACTGCATTACCTGGAGATTTGGATTACAATCGTGGAATGCGTGGAAATTCTAGAGGAGGAACAATAAAAAATTATAACTTTAATCCACTGGTAAGACTCTCTCAGGGTGGTTCTGTTGGTGGTAGAGGTTCTGGTGCCGTTGATACTGTTCCTGCGATGCTTGCTCCTGGAGAAGAAGTTATTAAGACATCGGCAGCAAGATTATTCAGACCATTACTGAAAGATATTAATGATAATTCTGGAAGACTTTGGAGCACTTTCAGTGCGGGTGTAAAAGAAATGTTGGCGGGCAATGCCATACTTAAAGGTATTATGATAAATTTGAATAAAAATCTATCAGACTTTAAACAACAACTTGATGATTTTACATTTGAATTAAAATTAAAAAATCTTGAAGAAAATACAGGTGGTGGATATTCTCGTGGACCAAAAAATATACCAATTCTTTCTTCTGATCAACAAGGCATAAAACCATCGGCAGCAAGAACATTGATGCCTGTTATAAAAGATGTGAATGTAAGAAGAGAAAGAAAGAAAAAACCATCAATTACAACAATTCCCATAGACTTAGGAACTAAGGTTGTTGGTGGAGGTCAAAACCAACAACCAATGACAGGATCTTCTGGTGGAAAGGCAAATAGAACTCCATCAGGTTCTCCAGTCAATAACTCAAATCCATATATGCAGATAGTTCCAGAAATTCTTGGTATTTACGTGTAATAAGATATGGAAACTGCAGAAGTAAAACAACTAAAGATAAATGTCACTAATATAAAAAGTTCTCTTATTAATTACAATAAGAGTCTTATAAGTCTTAGAAAAAGTGAGAAGAAGCTTGTCTTAGAAAATGTAAGAAGACA